GGAAGCGTTGCCGCTTTTAGTGCGTTTTCCTATAATGACAGAAACAAGTTCCCATGGTTTGCCCCAGCCGGGTTTGATCGCGGTTCTCTTGCATTCGTCAAACAAACTGCTGTGAAGGTTAACCAGGCAGACCGCGACCGTCTGTATGATGCACACATCAACCCGATCACCAAGTTCCCCGGCACGAACTATGTGTTCTTCTCACAGAACACGCTGTTGCAAAATACCAACTCGGCTCTGTCGAGCATCAACGTTCGCAGGATGTTGATTGAGATCAAACGACAGATCATTGAAATTGCTAACCGGTTGATGTTTGAACAAAACAACGAAACAACAAGAAAACTGTTTATCGATCAGGCTACTCTGGTGTTGTCAGCAGTACAGAACAATCAGGGGATTGAGAAGTTCAGTGTGATCTGTGACACAAGGAACAACACACAGAACGATATCAGTTCGAACAGGATGAATGCAAGAATCGCAGTGATTCCAACGCGTGCCGTTGAATACATCCTCATGGACTTCGTCATCACGCCATCAGGCGTGTCATTCGAGTGACAATTACTTTTCCCCACTGATCCCTTTGGCCATGTCTACTTATCGTCAATTAAACGGTAAAAAGACATGGCAATATTTCAAAGCCCAGGCGTTAACGCCACAGAAACAGACCTAAGCGCTCCAGTGGTGCGTAATCCCGCAGGCACACCACCTGTTGTCATTGCTCCAACTGTGAAAGGACCAGCATTCGTACCAACACAGGTCACATCGGAACCTGACTTTGTTTCTACTTTCGGTAAAGACAATGTCAATACTCCGCTGGGATATCTGTCTGCACGTGAGTGGTTTGCAAACACAACTGTTCCACTCGTACATATTCGCGTTCTTGGTGTCGGTGACGGTTTGTCGTCTGATGGCAACGGTAGAACAACAAACGCAGGGTTCGTCGTTGGAGCTCAGCAGCCGGTTGAAGCTTCAGGTGGCGCTCTTGGCAACAACCCATATGCAAATGCAAACAGTGTAACTGGCAGCACCTATGTCCTAGGTTGTTTCATGAGTGAGTCTGCCGGATCGACTACCTTGTCTGAAGCTGGGCTTCAAACATCAACTGCATCGACACCAATTGTTCGTGGAGTTCTGATGGCGCCATCTGGTGTCATTTTGCGTCTTTCGTCTGCTGCACAGGTATGCGAGCCGCCCGATTCCACGTTTGTTCCAACTGAGTTGGTTTTCTCCGGATGTTTCACCGGTTCTATCAATCTCAATGCTGGCGCTCAGAGTTTTGTGATGCTTCTGAATGGTCACAAAGGCACTGACTCTGAATATCCAAATGTCATAACAGCTTCGTTTGATCCTTTGGCTGGAAATTATTTTGCGAACGTCTTCAACACCGATCCACTGAAGATGCAACAGGCAGGCCACTTGCTTTGGTCTAGGTTTGACGTACCAAGTGCATTCGCGGTACCAACCGGTTCTGGCGTGGTTGTTGCTGCTTCTGGATCAGCTTTCGGGGCAGGTCTTGAAAACATTGCATTCTTGACACCAAGCTCCGGCTCTAGAGGAATCCACACTTCGAGTGTCGATTCAACTGTGACGCCAAACTATGAGAACTTCCGTTATGCATTCAAGACTGCGTTCTCACCATGGGTGATCTCCCAGAACTTTGGTGGGGACTATGTAAACCTGTTCAGGTTTCATGCACTCACAGATGGTTCTAGCGGCAATGAGCTGTTCAAGATCTCTATCATGAACATCCAGCCTGCTACGGAAACACAGCCATTTGGTTCTTTCGACGTGCTTGTTCGTAGCTTCTCTGACACTGATCAGAGCATGAAGATCTTGGAGCCGTTCACGAACTGTAACCTGAATCCGGACAGTCCAAACTATATTGCAAGAAAGATTGGCACTGCTTATCAACAGTTCAACTTCGAAGCACCGGAAGCAGAACAAAAGATCTTGTCTTTTGGAGACTATGCAAACGTTTCGCGATATGTTCGCGTTGAAATATCTGATGATGTTGCCAGTGGCGATGTCTCGAACACTGCAATCCCATTTGGTTTCAGAGGGCCACAGCATCTTGTGACTGCCGGTTCAAGCAGCCTTTACAATGTTCGTCAAGGAGATCTCCTTCGCCCAGCATTCCCATATTTCAACACTGCGACAACCGGCGAGTTCCCACTCTACAAGTGCGTTCAGCCTCCTGTGCCGATGCGTGCAAACATCAAAAAATCAACAGCATCATCTGGCGTCGACACAAACATATTCTGGGGTGTTCAGTTCCAAAAGCAAGTTTCTCCGACCGAGCCAAACAGCAGCGCTCAGTTGAACCCAAGCATTGCTAGCTTTGCTAGGTTCTACCCAAGTGACCCAGATTCGACCAATGTTCAGTTCGCCGTGTTTGATAGCGTTGGCCAAGCTGTGACAACTGCATCTTGGATTCTAGACAGTGACCGTTTCAACTACAACATGTTCTCGCTTGAGAAAGTGAAAGTTGTTACGGGAAGCAATGGTTTGCCATCGACAAGCACAGCAAACCTCCTCAACTGGGCCTATGTTCGTTCCGGATCTATCCCAGCGGTCGAAGCAACAAAAACAAGAGGACTTGAACGGAAATGCTTCTGTTCAAGCGTTGGCAAAATTCAGTTTCTTTGTTGAGAGAGGCTGGGATGGCGTGAACATGTTCAACCGCGACCAAGCCTTTTTGACAAATGCTGCTGTGAGCCAAGAGATCACGCAAACAACGCGCGGTCTGACCAGCGGGCCAACCGTCCAGAGCTATATGAAAGCTTTGAATCTTGTTTCTGATGTCAACGACCTGGATGTGCAACTCATGACAATACCAGGGGTTCGGGTTCCATATGTCACCGACTCTGCCATCAACGTTGCTGAGAATGATCGTTTTGATTGTTTCTACATCATGGATACTGAGCAATATGACACTCTTGGTAACAACCTGACAGGTTCATACACAAATATCAGCGTCAACCAAACAGCACAGAATTTCGTGACTCGCGGAGTTAACAGCAGCTTTGCTGCCACGTATTTCCCAGATGTAAACATCAGAGTCAGCAATGGCACTGTGTACGAGAAGATGCCCGCATCTGTAGCAGCACTTGGTGCATATGCTAAGAACGATTTTGTTGGTCAGCCATTCAATGCTCCTGCTGGTTATAACAGAGGCACACTCGCCAACGTTTCCAGTTTCGCAACAAGTTTGAACCAAGCCAACGCAGACACGCTCTACGTCGCAAGGATCAACCCAATGCTTTCGAAACCGGGCGTTGGTTCTGTGATCTGGGGTCAAAAAACACTTCTGAACTCTGAGAGCCTACTCAACAGAGTCAATGTGCGCAGACTGATGATTGCTATCCGCAGAGACATTCGCAAAGTTGCCTCAAGGTTTATCTTTGAACCAGCCCGCGAAGCAACACTGACGGCGTTCAATCAAGCAGTGCAGCCAATCCTCCAGCGCTATCAGGCTGCTGGCGGTGTCGAGAAATACAAGATCAGCATTGATACTTCTACCACAACACAGGCAGACCTGGACAACAAAACCCTCAAAGGCAAGATCTTTGTGGTTCCAACAACTGCTATCGAGTTCGTGTCGTTGGATTTCGTTGTGAGCAACAGAGACAACTTTGTTCAATGAACTGATTAGTTAAACGAGAAATACAAGGAAGAAACAGTAAACAAATGGCTCAAACACTATCAGTCCCAGAGATGCTCCCGGCAAAAGTAATGCCACATCTCAAGAACCGGTTCGTGCTGGCGATCGAAGGCATCGATGCCTATATGATCAAAACAGCAGCACGACCAGAGATCACCATAGAGGAGATCAAACTTAACTGGATCAACAGTAGCAGATATATCGCTGGCAAAGCAGATTTCTCGGAGATGAGCGTCACACTGATCGACTACATCTCTCCTTCCACGGCACAACAAGTCATGGAATGGGCTCGCCTGTGCTATGAGCCGGTGTCTGGTCGTGCTGGCTACCCAGACTTCTACAAACGCGACATCCAGCTCAAGATCCTTGATCCAGTTGGAACCGTTGTGCAGCTCTGGGACTACAAAGGTGCTTGGTGTAAATCAATCAACTTTGGTGAACTCAGCATGGAAGAAGGCAACGCCGTTCAAGAAATCACACTCGGAATCCGCTACGACATGTGCGTGATGCAGTATTAAAGGCGCTATTCGACTTAGCTG